GCATTGCCCGTTGTATCATTATCTGTACCTGCAAATTTATATTGGTTTACTACTGCCATTAATCTAAAAAGAGACTTCTAGCCTCTATCTCCTGTTTTAATTCTTCTTGAAACGTACTATTTAATTTTTCTAACACGGCATCTAAATCTCTAACTAAAGACTGTGATGTATCTTGATCATATTCTTCACTTGCTCTAGTTAATGTTTGTACTATTTTAGCCATCCATATCTCCTAGTCCTAAATTTTTAATCTTGTCATCGTATTCTTCTTCTGCTTTCATAAATAATAAATCTCGATCTCTCATTTTATCTTGTCTCATTGGAGGAAACAACATAGCATCCTCTTGATACTTTTCTTTAGGAGCTAAACTTTGAAGGTAAGTATTTATTCCTCCTGTATCATTTTCTAATATATCATTTAGCATAGCTGCCTTATCTTCTGGTGTATCATATACATCTGTTTTCATCAAACCTAATAAATTAGCTGTTAAATCTTCCATTGTTTCTTTACTAAAAAATCCAGGTCCAATTTCATTAGCTCCTGCACCTAAGTAAGCAAGTAAACTAGCTACACCTTTGGCTGCTTTGTTAGGCCCTTCTTCCGACATTTTTAATTCTTCAAAATTCATACTCGGTGGAGCTTCTTTCATCTCATAAGAACCAGGATTAATTTTTTTTAAAATATCATCTCTTAATAAAGATGTAGACACACCGTGTCTTAAATTAGATAGCTTGCCTCCGGCTAGTTGTAATACTTCTGTAGGGTTATCTGGATTACGTTCCCGGTACTTGTTCATAGAATCAAAACCTTGGTCGTATAATTTATCCGTATCGATTCCAAATAATTTTTGAAGAATCCCTGTTCTTTCAGGAGGAGGAGTAAATTGTTTTACTCCACTTTCTTCTGCTACTTCTTCATTCATTCTTCCGCCTCTAGCTTTACCAAGTCTAGATTTTAAACTATTGAATCTTCCTTGTTCTTCTCTTTGTAATACTCCTTGCTCCATCTTTTGTAATAATAATAAATACTCGGCCATCAAAGCTTCTTGTGGATTGTCACCATCTCCACCTTCCTTTGGTGGATCTTTAGGTCCTTTTGTTGTAGTGTCAAATCCTGTGAAATTACTAGAAAGATTATTAGTTAAACTACCTACTACATCTGTATTAGTAATACCTAAATCCTTAGCTAATGAACTTACTTTTGAAATTTTATCGTAAGCTGTTACCATGTTACCAACTTTAGCTATTGTAGTACCTGGATTTAAAAAAGACAAAATTCCTAAAGCTTGTTTTGTGTAATCCCAAAAACCTTTTTTTTTAGGTGGAGCTTTAGGAACAAAGGTATTTGGTATTACCCCAGGTGGAAGGCTTGGTGTTTTATCGTCGCCTACAAAACCTCCTCCTGTAGTATTTGCTGTTTTACCTACGTTGGTTGCATAATCTGTTAAGTCATCTTGAACTGAATAACTTTCAGTAGGACCTGAATTATTACCAGTGTTTGCACCAAAACCATCTGCTTCAGCTGAAGCTCCCCAATCATCTCCACGATACCCAGGTCTTTTTCTAGTAGAACTTTTTTTAACTCTTTGACCTGTTTTATATTTTAATCTTTTATCTATCACTATCTTCTTCCTCCTGCGTGGACATCTAATCTAAATGTACCCATCTTCCAGTTACTTCCTACAGCTGTATTAGATATAGTCAAAGCTATTTGTCTAGCTCTCGCTCGAGTATCAATAAAATCAGTTGTACTTGTTGAAGTAAAGGATTGACTGGTTGCTACATTATTTGGGTAGTCTCTTAAATCTAATTTTAAAATAACATCTTCACTTTGAGAAATAAAGTCAGGTATGATTCTACTAATTCTCATTATCTGTTGACCGTCTCCTCTAAAAGTAATGCCTTCTCTTTGATCTTGTGTAATGTCATAGTCTCCTGACGTAATGTTAGAAGGAATTGCTGTAGTATTACCAGAAATTATTTGATCAAATCCTGTTTCATGTTCAAAGTAAACTGTACTACCTTCTGTGTTTCCTATAACATCAAATGAAGCATCATTCGCTGCATCATATTGAGTAGCGTGAGGCAAACCAAAAACAGATGAATCTTCCCATGTTGTTCTAGGGAATAAAGAACTGGCATTAGTAGTCCAAATTGGACGTTGCTGTGTTGAATCTAAATAATTATATACTACACATCTATTAATTACATTAGAAGTTAGTGTTGGATAAAACCAAATGATCTCACCAAACAAGTTATTAATACCTGCAAAAACTAATTGATTAGAAGTAGTATTAATATCATCAAAGACATAATCTTCTACTAAACATCTCATTGATTGTAATTGACCTGTGTATCTAAAGAAACCATTCTCTGACATCCAATACGCAGCACCATCTACTTCAACTGCTGCATTCATTCCAAGTAATCCACAGTTGGTTCCTACTTGCTCAAAAGCAAATGTAAATGGAGTTCCAACAAATCTCATTGTAAACATAGCTGTATCAGTCCATAGATAAATAGCATTTCTTCCAAGCTTAGCGCCCATGATCCGTGATCCGTCAGCCAGTCTTTGTGAACCAGCACTATTGATAGCTGTTGGAATGTAGCTGTTTATATTTTCTTGGTCTGAGAATCTTATAAACATATCGTCTTGCGTAGACTTATCTCCAATAGTTTTTTCTGTTCCAAAAAATACTAAGTGTCTATCAGGAGTTGACACTAACATGTCTCTTGATGCTGTTGGTGCTCCTGTAATAATTGTAGCTCTAGTTGTAGTAGCGTTTGTTATATTTGAATCCCATTGAAAAGCTTCACCATTATGAATTAAAGCTACAAGTGTACCGCCTAAATTGTCCAGTGACCATAGTCCCGGATCAGTTACTGAATCTGTGTTAGCTGCGGGCGAACCCCAACCTGTAAAAGTTGAACTGTTTGTAACTGCCACACCATTATTATGAGAAGCAATTGTTGTACCTCTAGATCCTCTTCCAATTCCTGTAAGCTTAACACCCGTAATACCAGTATATGAAATTTCTTCTGTTCCTATTTGAATAAAATTTGTACCACTAGTAGGTAAACCAGTCACACTATTTAATTGAACTTCTGTAGCTGATACGTTTCCATTATTATTTGCTGCCAATGCTCCATCTAATGTAAAAGTTAAAGCGCCAGAAGTAATACCACCAAATTGAGATATACCCCAACCATATGCCCCTAGTTGTTCTGCTGGACCAACACGATAGTATTGAAAATATTTAACATTACCTTGACCAGTCATTCCGGATAACGTTTCATTAGTAGCCATGGTAATTGTAATAGTGTTACCGTTTGTTGACGTAACCATATATTTTTTACCATCAAAATCTGCTGCTGTATAACTAGTAGCTCCACCTGGAGCAAAAGCTTCAAACAAAATAATGTCACCTGCTTCTACTGTATTTGATCCTAATGCTATTGTAACAATGTTTGATCCTTGAGTCGTGGTAAAAGCACCAGTAAGTTGTGTACCTGCTGGATTTACTAAAGGGTGAATATCATAAAAGATACCCCCTGTATAAGCGTATAAAATCCTGTTAGTTCCTATGATTGAATAGTTAATAGAAGCATTACTAACCATATGATGTTGTGCTCTTGCTGCACCAGTTAGTTTTTCAATTCCTAATTGAGTCCAACCCCCTAATTTTTCTGGAGTGCCATATCTAAAACGTACATTCTCACCATCGATCCATTCACTTTCTGCACCGGTAGAGGTAACTTGTTTATTGAATCCTGGGGCAAAGCCTATTTTTTGTAGCATATAAAAACCTGTTTATTAGGTGTTATATCAAATTGTAAGTGATTTCAACAGATTTAAAGTAAGGGGAATCAGTGGTGGATCATCCCCTCACAAGCTTAAATTGTATATTATTTTTTAGGTACTGTAAAGCCTTTAAAATATGAAGGTAAACCTAACATAGGTCTCTTATCATATAGATTAGCTTTAGCATCTTTACCTTTTAAATTATTGTAATGTAAAAATACTTGTGCACAATCTTTACCTTCAAAAGGTTCTCGCCAATGTTCAACATCACAACCAGAATAAATTAACATGTCACCTGGTTCTAGTTCTATTTTAATTCCAGCTTGTCCTTTTCTTCCAGTTGGATCTAAATAGATTGGCCATGGCTCACCACCTAGGTTTAACGTAGTAGATACTTCACATGAATATCTATCTTTGTGTCTAGCTAAAATATCTCCTTTTTTATAAATTCTTGCGTAGGAATAAGTAGGACATAACTTTAGTCCCGTTTCTTTATCCATTTTTTTATTTAACATACCCAGTAAGGTTTCCATTGCCATATCACTATAGTGTGAATAAGTATTAGGAACTTGTTCATCATTCCATACACCATATTCTGTGTTAAATGGAGACAGATATTTTTGATCAAATAAAAATTTTGCTGATGTTCTTTTGTTTAAAAAGTAAGCGTAGATAAACTCAGCTATATCAGGAGATATAGCTCCTCTTAATATTTTATATTTATTTTTCTTGAACGACATTTAATACTCCTTTGGGTATGGCTTGACAGTTAAAATGAATAAATCTAAAAGGCTCAACACCCATATCAACAACGTATTGATGTGGCATGTATGAGGGAAAAAATATTATTCGACCTGGTTGTACTTGATAGTTAATTGCTGAACTTGCATATGTTACTTTTGATTTATCTAATTCAGGTAAAAGATTCATAACATTACCTGCTCTTGGATCTTCAAACAAAGGTAAAGATGTTTTGTCACTAGCTTTTAAAAAATAAAAACCTGACATATGTCCATTCCAATGTGTATGTAATGTGTGGTGTCCACCACCATTTTTGGCAAATTCTTGTACCCACATTTCTGTAGTAAATAATTGATGATTACTCATATCAAAACCCATTTCTAAAAGTAAGTTATGTGAGGTTGCACCTATATAATCTGTTAATACTTTAAATTTAGGATCACCTATTAAAGTTGTTGAATGATAAACACTTCCTAAATCACCTTTAGTTTTATTTGTTTTGTTACGTTTATCTATATCTGGTTGTAAATTTTTTCTAGCTTCATCTATATATTTATCTGAAGCTTTATCTATTTCACTAACAAATTCTGGAGCATCCGCAAACCATATAGGACATTTAAAATAATCTTCTCTATTTAACTGTTTAGGGTAACTAGGTTTTTTAATTCTTTTCTTTTTCTTTTTCATATCTTTCCTATTTAAATGGCCATCCGAGGTTCCAAATTACTAGACTATGTCTAATACCACGTTTAACCGATTTAACTCTATGCCACACATCAGAAGGAAATACAACTAAAGAACCTTTAGATCTTATTTCTTTTAATACATGGGTGTTGGTTTTTTTATCTGGATCTTGGTTTCTCATATCAAACTCTAGTTCACCACCACTATAATCTTTGTCATCAGATAAAGATAAGGTTACAGATAATTTTCTAGTTTTACCATGACTCGGTGTGTTGGGAGAATCATAAGGTTTGTCCCAACTATCACAATGCCAATCATAGTACTGGCCTTTTTTATATTTTGTAAATTGACAAGACTCAGAAAAATCCCATTGAAAATTCCAATTAGCATCTTTGTTAGCTTGATGAATATAAGGATGGATTGCATTATAAATCCAACGTTCGTTTAACCAAACAATATCTGAATCTCTTTTCTTTTTTA